TGTTTTAAAAGATACTATGCCAGAGTCTGAAAAGGCTCCTTGGCAAAAAGGCATAGAATCTAGAAAGCCTAAGGAAAAGAAGCAAGAAGAAAGAATTAATGCCCTGGAAATTGCTTTTTCAAGTTTAGAAATGGACCTAGAAGAAGTCACAATTAATGACTTAGCAGATGAAATGGGTGTAACAACAAGGACAGTTTGGAGACGAATTAAAGAGCACGGTGGATTTAATTCTGAGGAAAAAGGTCCAGGAAAACCAAGTGTAATTAGTCGAAAAATGGAAGACGTGACCTGTGACAAAAACTGAATTTGTCGCACGTGTCGCACTGTGACAAAAACATAAATTTCAGTTATTGTCGCACTGCGACACAAAACCTGTGACAAAAACTGTTTTTCAGTTATTGTCGCACTGTGACGACAAAAACATATATATAATATATATATTTTTCTGTCACGTGACACAAAAGTGTCTTAGACTGTGAAAGATTAGTAGGGCGTAAGCTACCGCCCTACATAACTCTTCACGGTCGCCTAAAGACTAAAGCGAAATTGTCCTGCAAAGAAATTTAAAAGATAATGAAACTTAACTGATAATAAATTTTAAGGAAGTGTAAGCATGACGAAGAAAGAAGAATTTTTAAGATTTATAGGTGGTGCTTTTTTGAAGGGAAAACCAGTAGAGGTTGTTTTTAGAGAAAAGGGAAAAAGGTACGTTAAGATATATAAAAGTTTTAATGAGCATGTTTTTATAGACACGCATGTAAGAATGAACTTTGATGATAACTTAATGTCTGAGAATAGTTGGATAGTTAGCTGGAGAATACCTTGGAGATTTGAAGTGAAAGGTGAGGTGTAAAAATGATTGAGTTTTTTATGGCAATGAAGCCACCAACTGCTACCCACCAAGAAAAGCAGATTAACTTTAAAAATAAGGCCTTCTATGAGCCTGTAGAGCTTAAGAAGGCAAGAAGTAAACTAACAGGTTACCTGTGGGAGCATAAACCTTTAGAGAGGCTGTCAGGGCCTCTGAGGGTATATGTAAAGTGGTGCTATCCTCTGATAGATGGAAAGACAGACGGACAATACAAAGATACTAAGCCAGATTTAGACAATGCACAAAAGTTACTGCAAGACTGTATGACAGATGTGGGCTTCTGGAAAGATGATTCACAGGTTGCCAGTCTGATATGTGAAAAATTCTGGGCAGAGATCCCGGGTATTTTTATCAGGATAGATGAATTGTAGGTGGTAAGTGATGAATAAGAAAAGTGAGTTTATATATGCACTTAATATAGCGTACAAAGAAAATAAAAGGCTTAGGGTTAGGTTTAAATCAAGAGATGGTTCAGGTAATCATGATTTAAGTTATGAGAGAGATGAGCTTATTCCACTAAAAGCCGTTATTGTTAGTTTTTATGATTCTAACCTAATAAGTGATATCTATCAAGTTGTTAGATGGGAAGTCGTTTAGATAGGGGTTAAATATGATGAGAGAAGAATTAAATGAATTAGAAGAACAGATTAAGAATGAAGCGGTGGCGCCATACATAGCGGGTGAAATGCCTGATATGGTCAATAGTCCAGCACATTACAAGCTAGATGGATTAGATATAGAGTCCAAGGATGTTCTAAAATCAGTCTTAGGCACTAAGGGGTATGTACACTGGGCTTGTGGGAATGCTATGAAATACATCTTTAGGTGGGAAAAGAAAAATGGTCTTGAGGATCTGAAAAAAGCTAGGAAGAACTTAGACTTTGCCATTGAGGCTTTGGAAAGTGAGGGTGAGTGATATGGATCTAGATTATAATTCACAAATTGTTGCGGCGACTTACACTGTGCTTTATTTGGAAGAAGCAATATGCGGCATAGACAAATACATAGATATCTTACCAAATGATGATTATAAAGCACAAGTTATCGCAACAAAAAGATTATATGGTAGACATTTAAAGAAATTAAAAGAGTGGCTTGAAAGTCAGGGAAAATAGAGAGGTTAAAAAATGAACAATGATATAAGAAAACTAGTAGATGACAATTGGGACGAAATAAAAGAACTGATAGCCCAAAAAGCAGAGGCAGAGCAGAAGCCTAAGACTATATGGGATTTTAATACAAACGACCGCGATAGCTACTATTACATTGATGAATATGGATATTTGAGACCAGATTGGTTTGATGAGGGTTACTTTGAAATTAGAAGAGACTTAGGTAACGCATTTCTAACCGAGGAAGAAGCTGAATTTGAACTTGAAAGACGTAAGATAGAGGCAATTATTAGAAAGTATAGCAGACCTTTTAAAAGTAGTGAAGCTAATTATTATATAGAATACTATCCCGAAGATAAAATAATCAAGGTATATAGTTATACGTACAGTAATCACGGCATGCACCATTTTGAAACAAAAGAAATCGCACAGCAAGTTATCAATGAAATTGGAGAAGATAGACTTAAAAAATACTGGTTTAGGGTAGAGGAGTAAAGAAAATGAGTTATTTAGATTACAGGAAGCTGCCCAAGAAGATATACTACATCACAATAGTTGTAGTTGTCTTGTGCAGCATATTCTTAGCTGGGGCTCACACAGGTAGGATTATCCAGCAGGAACAAGATAGGTTATATGTGGGCAAAGTGGTTGAAAAAGAACACGTTCCTGAAAAGATAGAAAATGGGGAGAGATTTGATGAAGCATATTATGTGGTGGTTGAAGATAATCACAAGGAATTACTTAGGTATAGCGTATCAAAAGATGTTTACCAGCAAATTGATATAGGAGAGAGGTACAAAAGGAAGTAATGAGAGATTATCAGAGACGAAAAAACAATAAGTATTACTTGCCTAAAAGTGTATATCACAGGACTTTATGGGTGATTAGAGACTATGAGCGAATGAAAGAAGAAGCGGAAAGTATGCTAGTATGTGGTGGGGCTCAGAATGATGGTATGCCTAAAGGTAGTAACTTAACAGATAAGGTTGCAGATGTTGCGGTGAAGAGATGTGACCTAATTAGGGAAATTGAAGCTATTGATCTATCACTCTTAGATATTCCTGAAGAGTATAGAGATGGAGTTTGGTGTAACATTCAATACAATAAACCATATCCTATAGGTGCAGATAGGTCGACTTATGGAAGGTATAAATCTAAGTTTATTAACCGGGTTGCAAGGGGATTGAAGTTAATATGACTTCATAAAAAAAATAAAAAAAATAACTTGCAACACCGGGGAAAAAAAACAGTGGTAATATGATAGTGTGGAAGTATAAAGGAAAGCCAGTAAGTAGCTTCATATAATCTCTAGGACAAAAGCCTTTTACTTCCACTATAACTTAGAAGGTACAAGTTGTTGACCTCCTTAACATATAAATTAATTAATAATTCTTAGGGTTAAAGCATCTGAAAAGGTGCTTTTTCTCTATTTAAAAATTGATTTATGTGAATAATTGTAAAATATTTTAATTTATGATATAATTATAGTAAGAATAATTATATTTATAAAGGAGGTGCAGTGATGGATAGTGGTATAGGATATATAGAGTTGCCTTGCAAATTTACTGTAGGAGACCAGGTTAAGATTATAAATACGGGGGAAATATGCACTGTAAGTCTCTTAAAGGTGGGCATAGGTTTTAGCGAATATCGACTAAATGGTAAGAAGGAATGTTCAAAGAAAACGAACTTGAATTAGTTAAGGGAATCCCGAGACAGGTGGTGAAATAAGGGCTGTAATGGTCCTTATTTTTATGCATTGAAAGAGAGGTGAGCCTGATGGCAAAAGGTAAATATAAAGAGTGGCTTGAGCCAGAAGGCTTATTAAAACTTGAAGGTTGGGCTAGAGATGGACTGACAGACGAACAAATAGCAAATAATATTGGAATTAAAAGGCAGTCGTTATATGACTGGAAGAAGAAATACCCTGACATTTCTGACGCCTTAAAAAAAGGCAAAGAAGTTGTTGATAGAGCAGTTGAAAACGCCTTATTAAAAAGGGCTTTGGGATATAAATATACTGAAGTTACTAAGGAACTAGTAGGCAGTGAAATGTTTGTAACTAAAGAGGTTGTAAAAGAAGTACAACCAGATACAACGGCTCAGATATTCTGGCTAAAAAACAGAAGACCTGATCTGTGGAGAGATAGGAAGGACCTAGAAGCTAAGGTTGATTTAAATCAACAGGATCCATTCAAAGAAATGACCAAGGAAGAGCTGTTAAAGATAGCTAGTGTTGAAGATGGATAGACAACTAATAAAACAAAGGGCAATGATAGAACTTGCAAGGCGTGAGTTCTTTTTTTATTGCAATCTTAAAGCTCCAAATTTCTATAAGCCCAATAGAAAATTCCTTGTTGACTTATGTAATGAGCTTCAAAGTTTCTATGAGCAATCTAACTATGATGTATTGATCATTAATGAACCACCCAGACATGGAAAGTCAAGGACAGCCGGATGTTTCGTTGAGTGGATACTTGGCGAACATCCTGAAGAAAAGATAATGACTGGGTCTTATAACGAGACTCTATCAACTGTATTTTCCAAGAATGTTAGAAACACAATCCAGGAAGAAAAGGCAGATAGAAGCAAGGTTGTTTATACGGATGTATTTCCTGATAGACGAATAAAAAAAGGTGATGGATCGATGAATTTATGGTCACTTGAGGGTGGCTATAATAACTACCTAGCAACATCACCGACTGGTACAGCTACTGGATTTGGTGCTAGCATATTGATTATTGATGACCTTATAAAAAATGCAGAAGAAGCCTACAATGAATCTGTAAAAGAAAAACATTGGGATTGGTTTACTAATACCATGTTGTCTAGGCTTGAAGAAGGTGGAAAAATAATAATTATAATGACAAGGTGGGCAAGTGATGATTTGGCAGGCAGGGCCTTGGAAGGATTAGGCGAGTTAGGATTTAAAATAAAACATATCAACATGAAGGCTCTACAAGATGATGGGTCAATGCTATGTAAAGAAATTTTATCTAAGAAATCATATGAGCTGAAAACTAAGGCAATGGGTGAGGATATAGCTAGTGCAAACTATCAACAGGAACCAATTGACTTAAAAGGCCAGTTATACAAACTCAAAACATACAATAGATTGCCTGAATTTAAACACATATACAACTACACCGATACTGCAGATACAGGTAATGATTACTTGTGTAGCATTGACTATGGGGTTAGCTTTGATAACGAAGCTTATATTATTGGTGTTTTATACACGAAAGAGGATATGGAAGTGACAGAAAAGGCACAGGCTAAGATGATGGTTGAAGATAGGGTTAACAAGTCTAGAATAGAGTCTAATAATGGTGGTAGAAGTTATGCAAGGAATGTTGAGAGAATCATGAGTATAGATCTAGGGTCTAATCACACTGTTATAGATACTTTTTTTCAGTCAGCGAATAAACAGGCAAGAATATTGTCAAACTCTTCCTGGGTTAATCAACATGTATACGTGCCTGAGACCTGGAGAAATAAATGGCCTGAGTTTGCCAAAGATGTGACTAAATATCAAAGAGAAGGCAAGAATAAACATGATGACTGTGCAGACTGTTTATCAGGGATTGCAGAGACATTATCTAAGCCACCAACATACTCATTTGATTAGGGGGGTGAATGAATGTTTAATTGGTTAAAAAGGGGGGTGAGTAAGCTGAATAACTTGATTAATAAACCAGAGGATAAGGAATCATCAAATATGACTTATGTTGAATACCTTGTTAGTAGCTTTAGGTCCTCAGAGAAAAGGCGAGACCAGATTACAGGAGTAAACTACTACAAGAACAAGCACGACATATTAAAGCGCAAGAAATATTTGTATTTAAAGGATGGAACAAAGCAGGAATTGCTAAACGTGCCTAATAACAAAAGGATTGACAATCAATATGCCATAGCAGTGGATAAAAAGAAAAACTACATGCTAGGTAAGGTTCCAACAATAAAGTCAGATAATGAGGTTTTAGATGATCTAATAGAACCAATATTTAATCATAGGTTTATGAAGATAGCTAAGAATTTACTAAAAGACTCTTTGAATTGCGGTGTAGCATATCTTCATCCGTATGTTGACGAAAACTCAAATCTTAGATTTAAAAGGTTTAAACCTTATGAAATAATTCCAGTGTGGAAAGATGACGAACATGAGGAGTTGAAGTTTTTTATAAGACTTTATACTCAAAGCGAATTTATATCAGGTCGCGAAGTTATAATTGAGTATGCCGACGTATACGATTCTGAGAGAATAATAAGATATAAGGTGAGTGGCAAAAGTCTCATAAGGGTTGACGAAATACCTCACCTGGTCGATTTAGAGGGCAAAGGGTATAGCTGGTCAGGAAAGGTGCCGTTGGTGGCATTTAAGTACAATGACGACGAGATGCCATTGATTAGCAAGGTAAAGTCTCTACAGGATGCAATAAACGAAATATTATCAGACTATAATAACAATATGGAACAGGATGCCAGAAATACCATTTTAGTTATAAAAAACTATGACGGTGCCAACCTTGAAGAATTCAAGGAAAACTTAGCTACTATAGGGGCAGTGAAAGTACAATCTGATGGTGGCGTTGACACGCTTAGCATTGAGGTTAATTCAGATAACTATAAGACAATCTTGGATATGTTAAAAAAAGCATTGATAGAAAATGCGAAGTCTTTTGACGCTAAAGATGAAAGATTGGGTGGCAACCCCAACCAGATGAATATACAGAGTATGTATTCTGATATAGACCTAGACTCTAATGATATAGAGGCGGAATTCAAATCCTCTTTTGAGCAACTGACTGAGTTTATAAAGATGTATTTAGAAGCAACTACAACGTATGTAGCAAATGATAAGGATAAGATAGACGTAATCTTTAATAAAGACATACTAATTAATGAATCGCAGGTAATAACCGACATAAAAGACTCTGTAGGAATTATATCCAACGAGACACTGATAGAAAATCACCCTTACATAGACGATCCAGCAAAAGAGTTGGAGAGAATCAAAAAAGAAAAGGTTGAAAATAAGCCCTTAGATATTGATGATAAATACGGTCTAGTCGGTGGTGATGTTGATGACGAAGAATAGTAATAATATAGAGTATTGGGAACAACGAGCCATAGCCCTAGAAAAACTAAAAAATTCCAGGGTAAAGACTACGCAAAAAGACCTTCATAGAATTAATCGTGAAATATCCAGGAAATTGAAGAAGAATATTAACTACTGGGTGGGCAGGTTTGCGAAAGACAATGAATTGACCTATGCAGATGCCGTGAAGAAATTATCCCCAGAAGAAATAAAAGAATTCAGAATGGATGTTGACGAGTATATAAAAGAGGCTAGTCAGATTACTGATGAAACGCCAGAAGAATGGCTATTAACAATTGCTAATGCCAGCACTTCTTATCACTTAACCAGGTTAGAATTATTAAAAATCCAACTAATAAATTCAGTTAATGAACTTATCAGTAAGGAAAGTGATTTGATATTCAACTTCCTAGAAGATTTATACAAGGATGTTTACTTTAGAAGCACCTTTGATATTGCACAAGGCTTGGGCGCTGAGATTAAATTATTCACGCCTAATGAATACACGATTAAGAATCTAATTAAGACACCATGGACTAGTGATGGTATAGAGTTTTCTGAAAGGCTGTGGGGCCCTCATAGGGAAACTTTGATACAAGAGTTAAACAAAACTATGAAAGAGTCTTTGATTCGTGGGGACAGCGCTATAAAGCACGCAGAAAGACTAGCTGAAAAAATGGGCGCTAGGAAAAATCACGCAGAAGCATTACTTCATACCGAATCAGCAAGAATAGCTGAAGAGGCTAGGTATGAAAATTACATAGACTTAGGGGTAGAGAAATACATCATAGTAGCTACTTTAGACCACAAAACATCAGATATATGTAGGCATCTAGATGGAAAAGTATTTTTACTAAAAGATAGAAAAGTTGGTCTTAACTACCCACCATTTCATGTTCATTGCAGAACAACTACTGCACCATATGTCCCTGAAGAATACCATATTGGTGAAAGGGCAGCAAGGGATAAGAATGGCAAGACTATATTCGTGCCTAAGGATATGACTTATCCAGAATTTTATAAGAAATATATAGAGGGTGACAAAGAATATAGCGCAGCAGAAAAAGCCTGGAAGAACAGACATAGAGATAAAAAATTACATGAAAAATATCAGAAAATTTATGGGGATGATATTCCTAAATCATTTGAAGATTTTCAGAAATTAAAGTATAATAATAGTAAGAAATGGGAGTCTTTGAAAGCTGAAAAGATAGACAGAATAAAAGCCCTTGAGTATAGTCCTAAGCTTAATAAAACGTTAAGTAACTTTGAGGTTAGAAATTGGTATCACTCACATATGGAAAATATACCAAATTTAATTGATACGACAAAGACTATTGAAGAGCAAGCTAAACAAGCCTTTGATATTAGAAATACTGTTAAATTTCAAGCCAGAGAAATGATGAAGGATGTAAAATCAAGAGCCAAGTTGGATATAAAAGAGCCGATAAAGTCTGATTTTGAAGAGTTTATATTATCTAAAATGAAGAGAAAAGGACTAACGCGAGAAGAAGCGTTAAAGAATATAGTAAAAACTTCTAAAAAGTCAAATGTTAAGTATGATAGAAAACTTGGATTAGAAAGGAGTAACTATGATTAAGGAATATAAATATAGTTATACGATATGCACTGAATTTGATGAGGACATTTTTATCCAGCAATGTAATGCGTTGGAAAAAAACGTACCGTACATTGTTAAGGGTCAATTCTTGCATGATGTAGATGATACTAAAATACAGTTTTATAATATCAGTGGTAAAGAAGTAAAAGTTGTCAACGATTTTGATATTGATGCAGTTTATGTTGACTCAGATATAGAATTGACACAGTTTTTTAAATAAGCACTTTGACGAAGGTTAGGGTGCTTTTTTAGTACAAAAATCGACCCAGACAAGTCGTTAAAAGGTCTATTTTTTATGCTTAAATTCGACAATTCAAGTCGTAAAAATAAACCTTCGCAGTCGTATCTGCGTAATAAAAACGAAAGGGAGTAACAGAAATGAAGAGAGAATTTTTAAAAGAGCTAGGACTTGAAGATGAAGTGATTGATAAAATCATGGCTGAGCACGGAAAGACGACTAAGAAATACCTGGATAAGATTGATGCTAAGGATACAGAACTCGGAAATTTACAGGGAGAGCTTAAGGATGTCAATGACAAGATAAAGGCATTTGATGGAGTTGATGTTAATGGGCTGAAAAGTGAAGCTGAGGACTGGAAAGCTAAGTACGAAGGATTGTGTACAGACAATGCAATCAATGAATATTTCAAGGATACTAAGTTTACATCAGAACTAGCCAGAAAAGCTACCATAGCAGAATTTAAAGAACAGAAATTTGAGTTAAAAGATGGTAAGTTTACCGGTGCTGATGAGTTCATGGAAAAGTTCAAGAAAGAAAATGAAACAGCGTTTGTAGAGGAAGGTAAGGAACCGCCAAAGCCTACAGTAAAAGGCTTTACACCAACAGGCACAGAAGGCACAGATCCTATAGGTGGACAACAGCCTAAGACACTTGCAGACGCAATTAAATTAAAATTAAACGGAGAGTAGAAAGAGAGGAATAATAAATGGCAGTAACATTAGAACAGGCAAAACTAAATGTGCAGGATGATCTACAGTTAGGCGTAATTGACGAATTTAGAAAATCAACTTGGTTATTTGATAACCTAATATTTGATGATGTGGTATCAGCTACAGGTGGGGGAGCTACTTTGACGTATGCCTACACTAGACTTAAGACACAGCCTACAGCAGGATTTAGAAATGTAAATGAGGAATACACAACATCTGAAGTGGAAAAGCAGAGATTCACGGCAGACCTAAAAATCTTCGGTGGTGGATTCAAGGTAGACAGAGTAATAGCTAACATGGGTGGAATAGCAGATGAAGTAGCGCTACAGATGGCCCAGAAGATAAAGGCAGCAGGTTCGTTGTTTAATGATACAGTAATCAATGGTGATTCAGCTGTAGACTCAAAGTCTTTTGATGGTTTGGAAAAAGCCCTTAAGGGTTCATCAACTGAATACAAGCCGGCGGCTGCTATAGATTTATCTACATCAGAAGCTGTAACAAAGAACTTCCAGGCGTTCTTGGATGCATTAGACGAGTTCTTGATGACCCTAGATGGTAAGCCATCATTTATAGGCGGTAATACTAAGTTGATTGCTAAGCTTAGGGCATGTGCAAGAAGAGCAGGTATGTACCAGGTAACTAAGGATTCATTTGGTAATCAGGTAGAGTCTTATGGTGGTATACCATTTGTAGATTTTGGTACAAAACCTGGAACGAATGATGATGTTGTAAAGACAGATATAGCTTCTGGGGAGACATCATTATATGCGGCAAGAATAGGGCTTGATGGATTCCATGGGATATCTATGGCAGGGCAACCACCAGTAAAGACTTGGTTACCTGATTTTGCAACTGCAGGAGCTGTAAAAGAGGGTGAAGTGGAAATGATAGCTGCAGTAGCCCTAAAGGCAACAAAGGCTGCAGGAGTTATGAGAAAAATAAAAGTAAAGTAAAGGAGGTGTAGTATATGGCTAAGATATTAACGCCAAATAAAGATTATTCAGGGATATCTGCATCAGTACCATTTATAAATGGTGTTGGGTATACTGATGATGAGGATCTTATAAATTGGTTTGAAGAACATGGCTATGAGGTTGAGAATACTGAGGTTGAG